AACAGTATCTCACTTTCTGTGTATACTGTGTATCTGATTTCCCCCATAGTTAACCGCCTAGTGCCTGTTGCGCTCCCATAGCTCCAGCTTGTTGTCCTGCTGATTGAGCTAAAGAGTCTGCTCCAATTTGTCCAGCTTGCTGCATCTGTTGCTGCTGCTGTTCTTGTTGCATCTGTTGTGGGTCTTTAATTATGCCTGTTACGTCCACTCCTAGTGAAGTAGCAACACGGTCAATAACAGCACCTACGTTAGTGTACTGTGCGAATATCTCAGCGCCTAGTAACTGTTGTAGAGTCTGTGCAAACATAACTAACTTATTGTAATCGTGGCCTCTTCCTAGTGCTTCTAGTCCAGTAACAATAACTGGTTCTACTAGTCCGTCAGGAATTTTAACCTTACTATTCTTAAAGATTATCTTAACTAGTGGTAATTGCAGTTCTTGACTTAAGATACTATAGATACCACCTAGGGCATCTTCCAGTTCTCCTGCAACTAATCTGATTTCTTCTGCTGTAACTCGTTCAGCGTTACGTCTAGCACCTTCTGTAAGTAAGAAAGCTGCTGCTAGTCTTTGCTGTAACTGTTCTGCAAGCTGGTAAGCAATCTGCATATCACTACCCTTCTGAACCTGTAGAGTAGTAACATCGTTAGCCCTTCCTTGTACGAAATCACCTGATCTAGCCTTAGCTAAATCCTTTGCTCTTGTTGTAGCAGTAGGATCAACCAAGAAAACAATCTTAGAGCTTGCACTAGCCCCTTCTACCATAGCTTGGCTAAGTGCTTCCAGACTTCTTAAGTCTCCTAAGTATTGCTCTACTAGTCCTCGTCCATAATTCTCTCCATTAATAGCTGTCCACCTTAATGCGAGAAATGGCATATCATCTTCTTTCAATACACCTTCTGATCCGGGAACTACTTCTTCGTTGACTTCTTGGTAGACAGAATACTTACCGTCTGCCATTATCTTACAACAAGTGTATAAGTCGTTCTCTTCTTCTAATAACTCTAGTTCAGGAACATCAGTAGGATGTACTGTTTCCCTTACTATGATTTCTATAATCTTTCCTAGAGCATTTCTTTTTACTACATACTCTTCTAGGTTGTATACTCTAAGCGTTCCTTCTTCTAGTCTCAAGAGAGCATTACCTGTTCCAATAAGAAGCTTAAGTGCTTCAAACAAAGGAACTCTGTATGCTTTCTTTTCGATAAACGTATACAAGTCTTTCTCAAGGCTTGCTAGGGTCTGGTCTAACTCTACGAGTTGTTCTTCGTTTAAGTCCTGTAGCTCATCTTTATTTGGCATTAGCCTAAAGAATGGAGCATTAGGAGGTAACAAGGTAAGTAGTAACTTACTTGCTAGATGGTTGATAGCTCTACTTCCTAGGGACTGATAAGGCGTAGCTAGTACGTCTTGCTCTTTGTGTCCCTGTGCAGTAAGTAGAGAAGGAATAGTAAGTTCAGCACAAGCCCTAGCTCTATCTAGGACTGTACTTTTACTTGTTTCTAATTTAGACCACCTAGACTTTAGAGTTGTTTCATCTTCCTTCTCTTTAGCCATTTATTTTAATTCCTGTCTTTAAGTCAGTTCTTGCTCTTTAATATTTTACACCTGTTCCAGTTCCCTGTCTTGACTTTGGTTTTATCTTTAAGTCCTTAGTTGAGGTATCAGGCTTCACTGGTTTCTTCTTGACCTTATTAGGTTCATAATCATCCGATGCTCCGAAGCTTCCTCTAGTTGGTGCAGGTGCTTGGGTCTTGATTATAGGAGGTGTTCCACCCATTATTGTTCTCCCTATGCAGTGTTAATACCTGATGACTCTCCTGCACTTACAGGTACTTGTAACCTCTTCTTGCCTAATTTAATAGCTTTTAGTTTTCGTTCCTTGTCTTCTGCTTCGTCCGCAGTAGGTTCAAAAATAGCTGACTCAACAGGCTGTGCTGGTGGTGGTGCTGGTGGCGTAGGTGGTGGTGCTGGTACTGATGGTGAACCGCCCATTACTCTTCTCCTTTATCTCTTAGTTGTTTTAGTAAGTGTATTAGCTCGATAACTCCTGCCTTCTTTCCCATCTCATAAGGACTAGTAATTCCTAGCTCATGAATTGGAAAGTTGTCTGGATAAAGTTCTTCAAGTAATGTAATTAAATCAATGGTTCGTGATGGTAGCTGTTCCATTATTGTAGTGTCCTTTTTATTTATTGCCTTTTATTTTAGGGAAGTCTAGTGAACTGAAGTCACCTTTAACACCGCCCTTACTGTATTCTGTACTTCTTGCTTCAAAGAAGTTAGTATGTACTACACTTCCTAGTAGCTCGTCTATCCAAGGAAGAGGATTAGTTTCTATTTTCCAATTAGCTTTAAGTCCTAACTGCATCAGTCTCCTGTCTGCAATATAACGAATGTACTGCTTCATCTCTTCTTTAGTAAGACCTTGTATGCCTCCTTGATCGAAAGCTAGGTCAATGAAGTCATCTTCTAATTGAACCATATCTCTCGCTATTACATAGAGTTCTAACTTGAAGTCATCTGTCCACAACTCAGGGTTCTCTTGGATCAGAGTCCTAAATACTTGTGTCATTCCTTCGATGTGCTTAGTCTCATCTTTAATAGACCACTCTACTACTACTCCCATGTTCTTCATTTTACCGAAGCGTTGGAAATTAAGTAACATAGCGAAAGAACTAAACAAGTGAAGTCCTTCTGTAAAGCCTGAGTATACTGCTACTGTTTTAGCTACTTCCTGTGGGCTGTACTTGTCTGGATTAAATCTACCAATATAGTCATGCTTATTAGACATAACAGGATAGTCTTTAAATTCTGAGTAAATGTCTTCACTGAATCCTAATGTGTCCGTAAGTAAAGAGTATGCATCTATGTGTGTTGCTTCTCTGTTAGCAAATGAACCAAGCATCATCCTTAGTTCTGGACTAGGGAATAAAGGAATCAATTTATCATAGTAACCACTGGCTACATCAACATCTGCTTGTGTAAATAGAAGGAGTATATTCCTAATCAAGTGCTTCTCTTCGTCACTCAGCTTAGTCTGCCAATCCTTAACATCTTCATGTAAGGGAATCTCCTCACTTGTCCAGTGCATCTTCTCATGCTCCTTAAAGTTCTCATAAGCCCACTCATACTTGAATGGCTTATAGGAGTCTCTGTCTTGAAAGATAGAACTTAACTCTTTAGGTTCGTCTTTAATAGGAAAGGTAGTAGGCTCTGTCTTGAAGATCAAATCATAGTTATCTCTATAAGTAGAAGTAGTACCTCTGCTTACTAATTTGTCTCCTGTTATATCATTAGTACTCATCCTATTCTCCCTGTGTTAATGCTGCCCAGCTTTCTGGGAACAAGGGTTGTATGATCTTACCACACATCAGTGCTACTTCCTTTGTCTCTCGTTGACTAGTACTATGTGTTCGTTGAACGTAGAATCTTGCAAACGCGCTTAGTGAGCCTGTCCAATACCACTCAGTCATCATGCTCTGAGGGAGTACCATACGAGCTTGCTCTGCACATACTCCTGAATGTAGTAAGTACTCGTAAAGTTCTACACTAGAGTCAATGTGCTTACGGTATGACTCTTTAGTATAGTCCTGTATATCAGTCCTTCCTGAGTCTGCACTTCCTTGCTTCACATTGTCTGCTTTCTCACGCCATACAGTAGGAGTATGAAAGGTAGGTAATGAAGATACATAGCGTCTGCTTATCTCGTTCTCAGTAAACCCTACTTTGTGTTTAAAGCACTGTATCTTTGTGAATATAGGAGCTTCAACTCTTACTGTAATCTGAGGATGTGCAAAGGGAGTCCAATGCTTATGTTTTGCCAAGTACTTAATTAGCTTCTTGTCTTTGTCCTGTAAATCCCAATCAGCTTGCTTGCCTCCCCATGCACTCTCTTTATCCATACTTACTCTAGCCGCGTTGACTACTGTAAGATCATCACCCATCCAATCTATTAATTCTACGTTCATACTGTCTCCTATTGTTTAATTAGCCTTCACATGCTAAACATTCTGTATCATCACTAGTTAACTGTATAGTGTCTCTAGTTGTTTGCTTACTTATATTCTCTGCTCTACTTGTTGCTTCAGTCCTTAAGTAGTAAAGACTCTTAAGCTCAGTCATTGCCTTCCAGTGTACCTTATGTAGATACTTCCACTCAACTTCAGGAGGAAAGAATAAATTAACTGATTGACTTTGACACACATACTCTTGTCTGTCTACTGCATGCTGTACTACCCAGTTCTGGTTAATTTCAATAGCAGTTTTGAATACATCTTTCTCCCAATCAGGTAGCTTGTCTAAATGCTGTACTGATCCATTGTTGTTTAGGATAGAGTTCCAACATTCTTCTTCTTCTCCTGCGTAGTACTCTTCTAGTACCTTACCCAAGTACTTATTCTTTACTACATAAGAACCAGATGCTGTCTTCTGAAGAAAACTATTAGCTTTCCAAGGCTCAATGCTAGGACTCGTACCAACGATGATACTGCTAGAAGCATTAGGAGCGATAGCAAGTAAGTGAGTGTTCCTACGATACACTTCGCTTGTTCCATAGATGTCATTAGGTATTTCCCTCTCTATTGCAAGCTTTTGACTTGCAGACAGTGCTTGTTGTTTGATTAGTTTAAATATCTTTCTATTGAATCCTACAGCTAAGGCTGACTCAAAGGGTATGCCTTTCTTTTGAAGTAGAGAATGGAAGCCCATTGCACCAATGCCTATACTTCTCTCTTGTGTTGCAGAGTAGATAGCCTTCTTGTAATCCTCAGAAGGAGCAGTATCAATAAAGTATTGTAGCACATTATCTAAAAATCTAACAAGGTCTTTAACGATGTCAGTTTCTTTCCAATCTTCATAGTACTCTAAGTTAAGGCTACTAAGACAGCATACAGCGGTACGATCTTCATTAGTAGGAAGCATGATCTCAGCACACAGATTACTTCCGTGTACCTTTAGGTTGCGTTCCTTATGTGCTATAGGTTGTAAGTCGTGTACTACATCCTCATTCATTACATAAGGCTCACCTGTCTGGTGTCTAGTAGTAAGTAAGTTCTTATACAAGTCACGGGCGCTACACTTGCCTACTACCTTTCCATTCTCAGGTGCTACTAGATACCAATCAGCATCATGTCGTACAGCATCTAAGAACTCTTGGTTAATGATTACACCATGATGTATGTTGAGTGCCTTACGGTTAACATCTCCACCTGTAGGCTTACGGACACCTAAGAACTCCTGTATGTCAGGATGGCTAATGTGCATGTAAGCAGCATAAGCACCTCTGCGTGTACTGCCTTGGTGGTATGCTAGTACGTCTGCGTCCTGTGTTTTAAGGAAGGGTATAACGCCCGGGCTTTTATCTGTATGCCCTCGTACTGCGCTCCAGTGCGCTCCTACACCCCCTCCTGCTACACTTAACATCCTACTTTCTATAGTGTGTTCGTTTAGTCCAGCTATTGAGTCATTAACATAAGTCAAGAAGCAACTGATAGGAAGTCCCTTGGTACTAGTAGTTGAGTTAGCTAAGATAGGAGTACTAAAACTAAACCATTTCTTACTGGCGTAGTCATAGATTCTCTGTGCCATTTCTTCTGAGTCACTAAATGCTATGGCTGTTCTAGCAAAAGCATCTTGAGGGCTTTCACCCTCTGTTAAATACCTGTCTCTGAGCGTTGCTAAACTAAAATAACTAAGGTCGTTATCCCTACTGTAATCTATATTAACTTTCATCTGGCCTCCACAGTTTAATATTATTCCCACCGTCCCACTCATCAGGTGTAAGCATCCTAGCTACTCTAGCTTGTTGTAATGCATCCTCTTCAGTAAGCCCTTTATGGAGGTAAGTATCACGGGTACGTTCCCACATAGTCCTCTTATCTTCTTCGTCTTCAAGTATAATCTTAGACCTCTTCTGTCCTATAGAAGGACATCCTTTGTACCCGTCACTAGTGTCCCCTGTGAGTGTCTGGTCATAGAACTTTAACTCAGCTTGCTTACCTGTGACTTTATAATTCCTAGTAGTATTATAATTGTAATGCTTTCCTTCTGCTTGATCTAAGTCCTTGTCGATGTGACATAAGACCCACTTCCTTGGCTCTAGTATCATCCTCCATACACAGTAATCATCTGCTTCTACATAGCAAGGAACGTATACTTCATATTTCTTATAGAGCCATCTCTTTAATGGTGTTAGTAGCTCAAGCTTGTGTTTGGTTGCCTTCCTGTTGTGCTTATAAGTAGGGAGTACATCGTATCTAAAGTTACTAGTAGGACTAAGTACAAGTAAAGGCTTTCCTTTAGCTCTACTGTTCCTTACGATGTCAAGGATGTGTCTCTCTACTCCCTTCTTAGCGTCCCTTAAATTAGTAAAGCTTGATACTTGTCCTTCTTGCCACTCAATTGTATCTTGGTTAATAGAGGCGTACTTATATAAGATAGAGTCTGCATCAATTAACGCTCTCAACAGCAACCTCCTGTTCATGCATACCTAGCTCATACTCTAGTTGGAAGCTTGTCTGGTAGCCGTGTAGAATCTTAACATTGTCATCTGTCACAATAACAGTAGTAGGTAATGACTTGATACCATAGGTCAGTGCTAGGTCTAAGTCGTCTTGGTTCTCAGTGCCTACTTCTGTTTCAACAATGTCCCAATATTCTGTGCTTAGTTTGTCTGTTGCCTCAGTCCACTCTTTCTTGTACCGAACACAAGAGCCACACCAATCAGCCCCAAACTTAATTACTTTATTCTTCATCTAGTCTCCCTACATCAACTCAAGATCGGCTGAGATTGCTGCCATTCTACTGCTTGCTATCCCCTCCATTAATTTTTCTACTGGAATTATATACCCTTGTAAGTTTAAATATTCCATATAAATAGCTATGTTTATCTCCCACTCTGAGTCTACTAAACGGTGTTTCCTTTCATTTAATATCCACTCATCATATCCCTTCATGTTAATTCTCCTTCTCTAATTCAATTAATTTATTAATGTACCACTGACACTTTAACAAGTCCTCTAGTCCATTCTTATTTTTATATCTACTGACGTACTTTACTACGTTGCCCTCTAGGTAGCTCATTTGTTTTGAGTTAATGTAATCTATTGTTTCAATCCCTTGCTTATAGTAACTAGGATTAATAGCATCTTCCTTTTTACCAGCTACAGTAGGAGAAGGAGGATGGTACAGCTTACTATGTATGTATGTCATTAGTGGAGTCCCTTCACTGTCGTCCGTGATGCTACTAGTGTTCTGATCTGTTCCGCTGGGTCTTTCCATGCTAGTCCTTTAACTACCTTGCCTTTGTTGTCTTTGTCTAAGCCCTTAAGGGTGTTTGCTTCTACTACAATAGCCATACAGTCTGATAGTAGTCGTTGTGTTTCACGCTCGTTCAGACCACACTCTTGAAAGTGTTCATCTAACATGTCCCCCATGTATACGATAGCTGACTCAGCCCATCTCCTTGTACCATTCCACCACTTAGATAACTCTTCTGTCGGCACTCCTGCACTCAGGAACTTAACTGTTGTGCCTCCGAATACAAATAAGAAATCTAGGTAAGCATCTATGTGATCTTCTACTGATACTGCTACCATGAACTCATTAAGTTCTTCACCTAGCATCTCTTCTTCTAGGTTCTTGTCTAGCTGAAGGTAATTTCTACACGCGTTCCAGTCTATGATCTCTTTTGTTACTGACCTTAGTTCTGTTCTTTTCATTTAGTCTCCACTTTGTTTACTTGTAGTGAGCTTACGTCCACTGTACTTTCAGTTATAGTTACCTGAGCATAATTAGTAGTAGTAGCAATGCCACCATAACTAGCACTTATCTCTGGATAGTATAACATATTATCTTCTTCCATGATTCCTTTCCTTACAAGAATGTCACACAGATACTTTGAGATTGGGAATAAGAAGTTATCGATGTCCCGTCTCCTTTTATTAGTAAAGAAAAACTTAAAGTCTATCTTCACTGGTACTCTTATTTCTTCTAAGTCCTTTACTATATCTTCTACAGTTTCACCATACTGTACCTTACTATTGTTCAAGGTATGGAAGTATGAGTTCCTATACAGGTTAGCACTCAGTGGTACATACGTTCCTTTCTTGCCTCTAATGACAGGCAGTGGTACAAATATTTCTACAGGTTTCATTCAGTCTCCTAGTGTGTTTCATTCCAGTTACGTCCTATACTAGCTTCACCCTCAAGAGGCACTTTAAACTGTAGTATATCAGTAACAGTAGCAAAAGTAGATTCACATATCTGTTTAACTTCTTCCGCTATTTCTTTAGCAACTTCTAATTGCACCTCATCGTGGATGTTACCCACAAAGTGTACCTTGTTCCCATACTTCTTTAAGTTCTTAAACAATTCAACAGTATAGTACTTCATTACATACGCTCCTGCTGACTGTAGTAATGTATTTAATGCACTATGTGCGCTCCTTATGTGTAACCTCCTACCACTTATACCTACTATGTAGCTCCTCTTTGCTACACTCCTTTGTACTTTGTCTAGTAAGTCCTCTATAGCAGGGAGGGCTTCAAAGAACTTAAACTTAAGTGCCTTACCCGCTTTAGCTTTGTTCTTACTGCCTGTAATAGAGCCTAACTTAGCGTCCCCAGCACCGTACAAGAATGCATAGATGAACGTCTTAGCTTGGTCTCTTGTTTCAAGGCCAGCAGCAAGTTGATTAGTAGTATGTATGTCACCACTGACAACCTCTTTAGCATACTCTCCTTCATCAAATTCGTACAAGAAGTGAGCTAACATCCTCAACTCTAAGCCACTAGCATCACACCCAATTAGAACATAGCCTTCTGGTACAGTGAATAGCTCTCTACACTCCTTGCCTTTGAAAGCCCTACCACTGGGTACTTGTGCTAAGTTAGGAGTCCTATGAGTACACCTACCACTCACAGCACCTAGTGTATCTAACTGTCCATTGATCCTGTCCTCTTCATTGACCAAGTTAAGCCATCCATTCTTACCTTCAACTAACATGCCTACTACTTTCTGTAAGTCAAAGTACTTGCATAGTATCTGTGCTTCAGGGTATTTCAACTTGCTTAACACACTGGAGTCTACAATAGGACTTCCCTTTTCTGTCTTCTTAACAGGTTTCCATTTGTATCTACGTTCAAGCCACTTAACTATATGCTGTCTGCTACTAGGATTGAACTCAGTGAGAGTAACAGGAGTATGTTTAAAGTACTCGACCTTTACATTTGTAATCGGACACATCCTACTGTAACTACCTTTCTTGTACTCTTTAATTTTTCCTGCAAAATAGATCGGCTTAAACACTTCCTCTAATCCAAGCTCTATCTTTTCCTTTTCCCTGTGTAGTTCTACATGAAGGCGTTGTGCTTTCTTTACATCAAAGAACCACCCCTTGTTAGTCTGTTCTTGTATTACTCTAGCAAAGTTATACTCAATCAAGATCGCCTTGCTAGGTAAGTCCTTCATGTACTCATGGTCAAGTAAATGTTGATACAGCATAGCAGTAACTTTAACATCTTGTTTGCAGTACTCTAACATTTCAGGATTATAAGTAGACCATGCATCTTCCTGCTCACCGTAGTCACCCTTAGTTTCACCTAGTCTTATGCCCCATGCCTTTAAGCTGTGACTATTTGCTAACTTCTTTATGTGCTGTAGTCTGACCTGATGGGCATTCTCAAATACTAGATCATAATAAATTAACTTACTGAGTATCAAGGTGTCTGCTAACTGTCTCCTGTACTGATACAAGTCTACTCCTAACAGCTTCTTGATTACAGGAATATCGAACCCTATGCCGTTGTGAGCAACGATAGTTGTAGCCCCTTTAAGCTGGTCTACTATCTTGTGTATCGTGGAAGGAGTATAAGTTGTGTACTCATCTTCTTCCATGTTATAGACTACACCACAGTGTATCTTAGTACACTCTTGATACAGGCCATCAGTTTCTAAGTCAAATATTAATGTACTCATTAGAATAAGTCCGCGTCATCTTCCTCAAAGTCAGGAGCTAACTCTATCCGTCCTGTCTTACTGTTGTAGTGAAGTGTGTCAGCTAATCCTAAAGAGCCAGCAAACCTATTCTTTAAGACTCTGATGTTGATCATATCACCACGGTCTGCACTCTGTGCGTTACGTTCTAAGCCTATAACTGAGTCACTTAACTGGGCGATAGCACCTGAACCTCTAAGCTGTCCTAAGCTGATCTGAGCGCCATCTTCATGGTTCTTATCTGTGCCTGTTCTTCTTAGGTGACTGATGATAAGCATACCGATCTGTGTTTCTTCTACTAAAGACCTTAAGTCTGTCATCAGTTTGTCGATTGCTTTACGTTCATCACCTGACTCCATGCCACTGACAACGATAGATATGTGATCCAGTATAACAAAATCAACACCACATGTATGTACCATGACTCTTATCTTAGCCATCAGGTTATCAGTATCAATAGAACCGAAGTGATCATACAGGTACAGTCTGTCCTTGCCTACTGTCTCATCCCATGCTTCCTTTTCCTGCTCAGGTGTTAGTTCGTTACCGTAGTACAAGGGAGTATTACTATAGAGTCCCATGAAGCTGGTTAAGGTACGTCTCCAGTTCTCTTCTAGTGCTACATACCCTATCTTACGTTCTTGTTTTAACATCAAGTCATAAGCTATCTCCCTTACTACAGTAGACTTGCCCATTCCTGACCCAGCAGTGAAGGTAACTAACTCTCCCTTTCGTATGCCTTTGAACATATCATTAAGCTTAGGGTAAGGGTACTCATAAGTTTCAAATGTTTCCTTCTCTTTGTACTTGTCCCACATCTCTCCTGCTGCTAAGATGCCGTCTGGCCTCCATTCCTTAGCTTCGTAGGTAGCACTAAGGAGTGCAGACTTTCCTTCCTGTGTTAGTACTTCACTTGCGTCCTTTAAAGAAGAAGTGATTACCTTTACCTTACCTGCTGAGATGATAGGTAGTACACGTTCTATTGCTTCCTTGCCTGCCTTGTCATTGTCGAACCAAAGTACAACAGTAGTAAATCCTTCAAGCCATTCTAGGTTATTCTTTATAACCCTTTCTGCTGACTGTGCGCCAGTAGGTAGTGATACTACAGGGTACTTACAGCCATAAGATTCTGCTATAGATAAGCAATCTATCTCTCCCTCTGTAATTATTACCTGCTTTCCTTTACTTCTCCATAGGTGCTTACCAAATAAATGCTTTGCACTTACGTCACCAATGGTTCTAAAGGTCTTATCAGCGTACCTTACTTTCTGTCCTACTATCTCGCCTTTCTCATCATAGTAATCTGCTATCTGTGTCATTACCCCTGCAATTTCTGCAACATGGTATCCGTACTTTTTACACGTAGCCTTACTGATCTTACGGGCTTTTAAATCTCGGTACTCACCTCTTACGAGTGAATCACGCGTCATATTAGTCGCTCCTTTTGATTTAGGTTTTACTTTATAGTCCTGTTCAGCTTCCCAGTGTG